GGTTATATCAACTTTTAAAGCCTCTGCGATGTTCTTGTTAGATATTAAATTATCTGCGCTTAAAAGGTCTATTATTGATTTGTCAAGTGTGGTTATTGTAATTGTTGCAAAATTTGCTGGGATAGCCTCTGCGTGAATTATCTCGTAACCTTCTAAACTTTCCCCATATTTGTCAAAGATAGCTAAAACTTCATCCTCGGTTAATTGCTTGTTAAATGTTTGAGCTTCGTTTAAATTAATTCCTAATCTTTCAGCTACTTTTTTTCTCAACAATTCAGCAGGGATTACAGCTTGTATAAACTGCTCTGAATAGTCAACACCGATGATCTCCAAAGGTATTATAGTCAATTTATTGTCAAGCTCCAACAAAGAAGCAAAGTCATTAATAACCTGCTCAATGGTCTGCTGTTTTGGCGTAACATAGGTATTTTGGAAGAATTCTGAAGCATCGCGAATAACATTCCTTGCGAATGCGCTTTCATTATCAATGCCAAATAATTGTCCGCTTGGTATCCTATGACCTACAAATATTTCCTGCGTTACCGTTTTGTTTAATACCTCAAAAGCCTTGTCAAAATCATTGCTTCTTAAAGGTAGTACCGTAGGCTCTTTGTCTTTTCCTTCGCTAAATACAAGCACTATCCCACCAGCGTTATCAGTACCCGTGTGTTTATTCTTTATTTGTCTTTCAATCTCTTTTTGCTCTTCTAAAGTTGGCTGACCATTATTAAATGAAATTAATGTGCCACCAACAAATCCGTTCTTAATATTATTCAAATGAAAGTTAGCAATCTCTTTTTCTATTTCTATATATCTCAACGCAGCGATATAACCCGGCAAAGGATATACGCCTTGGTTTGGACGGTATTGTTTATAGTAAAATATACCTGATTTCTTACTTTGCGGATCAAACTTTTCTATTTCTTTAAAGCCTGTTTTTTCAGGATGCTGATTATAAGCCTTCCAATCGTTTGAGTAAAAGAATTTATCTTGAGTTTTGTTAGTTCTTATTTTAGAAAAATCAACATGATGAAGATCAAAATCATTGCGTAAATTATTCCAAATAGCTTGTAAATAAAAGCCACCAAATAACTCAAGATCTAAACTAATCTTTTTAGTTAATTCGTGTAAGTTTTCTTGAGGATTAATTTCATTTACAAAATTTACTAATTGCGCTTGCTTTAAAACGCTCATAGTTTGGCTAATATTCCAACCTTTACCAGCTATCATATCCGCTTTACCGTCAACAATGGCCCTATGCTTTGGAGCGTTGTCGTACATTTCCAACAATAAGTTTGGAAAGTCGTTATTTGCCCCATAATTAACCCACTCCTTACCTTTAGCCTCTTTAAACTCCGGTATTTCGTAAGCGTTTAACTTTATATAAATAATATTAGCCATTGTAAATGATGTTTATTTTTGTTTGATTATCGTAGGCAGTAGTACTTGTAGCCGTTCCGATAACTTTTACCTTACCCGTTTCAACTATTCCCGTGGCAAGTGTATAATTAAGATTTGTTGACGAAGTTTGTTCGTAAATCTCGTAATGATAAAACCCCGGAAGTGGTAAAGCTACCTCCGAAGCCGTTAATGTTGGCGTTGAGGTTTCAGTGATTGTGAAACGATTGTACCTATCAGTGTGAATAGAAGTATCTTGAGCTACAAAAGTATAACTAACTTTGCTCTCGTCATTAATAAACCTGAATAAAAAAAATGGATTGGTCAAAGTGCATTTTTCGGTTAATGTCAACACGATAATATTACTTTGTCCTTTGATTATTTTAATCATTTTAAGCGTCTTTTTTTGCTTTCTTTGCCTTTGGTTTAGCCTCTTTTATCTCTTCTTCAAATAAGAAATAATATTTATGCTGAATGAAAATAGGCAAATTCTCTTCATTAATAACAAGGATTCTGTTAAGCTCCTGGCTAAACATGTCCTTTCCTAAAAATTCCTTTTTTATCTTCATTTTTTCTTTGGTTTTTCTTGTATTTCCTCTTCAAAAAATTCATCTAATCTTAAAGATAGTAAAAGTAAAGCGTTTTCCTCTTTTATCTCAACATTGCACCCCAAAATAGGCACATAAATTGAATGTCCGATATATTGTTCTTTTATTTTCATTTTATAGCGTTTATTTATAAATATATTTTTCTTGTAAATGTATCAAAAAACAAAAGCGCCTCATTTCTGAAGCGCTAATGCCGTATTAACCAATAAAACTAAAACTAAACTGCTGGAGCTAATAAAGTAGCGATTAAACCGCTTGCAACCTCTTTCATAGGCTCACCCTCTTTAGCTACAAAAGTTAACTCATAGCCATTTCTATCACCCATTGCAGTACCTGAAGCATAAGTACCAGCTGTTAACTCTGCGCCATTGATTTCGCCAATTAACCAATATTTTCCGTTGCGGTCCTCTGCAATTATCATCAATCTGTTTTGAGCTAACAAACGGATTTGATTTCTTGTAGCGGTCTCACCCTTGTTGAATATAGCTGTTAAGGTTGTCTCATAAGCTAAAGTTCCATTTTCAACAGATGCTTGAATGGCCTCTGAAAAGTTTGAAGTTTCTCTTACTTGTTCGTAGCTCCAAAACTGCTTACCCGTTGCTAATGTAAAGGCACTAATCGCGCCTGATGTTGTTGTTAAAGTCGCTTTGTTTGCCAACTCGGTTATTAATAGTCTCTTAATACCACCTACCGAATCTCTGCAATCAAGCGCCCTACCTGATGTTAAAGCACAAGCCATAATTTATATAAGTTTTAAAAAGGGGCATTTAAGCCCCTTAAGTTAGTATTAAGCAGTTAGTTCGAAATTTGCTACTTGCGCAGGGAATGCTACTTGTACGCCAGCTTTGAAAGCTGCCATAAATCTTACCTCGTCAGCCTCACGAGCGTAGAAAATTTCGAATCTTTCTTCCTCATTTAGCATGTCAACACCCATATAAAGATTTGACAATCTTGCTGCGATGATTCTTGAAGTACCGTTCAACCCGTTTACTGCGATAACTCTTACATTTGTACCAGGAAGCACGATTTCAAAGTTAGCAGCCTCAACACCGTAGTGGTAAAGATTAGCATTTTTTAAAGCAATAGTGTAAAGTCTGAATACATCCATACCGCAGAAAATAACAGCATCCTCTTTATCTAAAACCTCAACAGGGATAGCCTTATAAACAGCGTCCATGATGTCTTCAATGTTAGCTGAAGTAATTGCAGCTACCGGAGCAGAGAAGAAATCAGAAGCAGCCTTAACAACTTTAGCTACAACACCTGAAGCGTTAGCAGCAGCGTTAGCAGTTAAAGTGATTGAAGTGTTAGAACCTACTACTGACACGGTATAAGTGTTAGCACCTATCACAAGTTTGTCACCAGCAGCAACTTGTGAAGTAAATAAGGTTGAAGTACCTGTCACGGTTGCAGATCCTGAAGTTGTAGCAACAGTACCAACTATCTTTTGAGCGTTAACATTTACAGCGCTGTATGAAGCATCTAAAACCTTCAATAAACCGTCAAACTTGTTAAGATTAGCAGTTCCTGAAGTTAAGTCACCTTGCCACAAAGCAACCTCTAAAGCCTTAGCGATTTGTGCAGCCTTTTCTTCTGAATACAATTGCTCGAAAGGAATGCTGTCATACATAGAACCCGGAGCTAATTGAGTTTGAATATACTTAGCTTCCAAAGATTTAGGACACAAAGCTTCTTGTACTTTGATAGCACCGGTAGTAATAACTCTTTGAGTTAATGCAGTTGTACCGCTTGCGTTAAATCCGCATCCGTCAGCTTGAAATACAGCGTCAGACTCTAAAATGTTGATAGCAGCTGAAGATTTAATACCAGCTTGAATGGTTAATAAAGATGCAGTTTTAGCTGATAAAACCGCTTTTCTAATTAATGGGAATCTTTGTTCGTCCGTGTAATTAGCTAATGTTCCTAATGAAAATGCCATTGTTATTTATTTTTAAATTTGTTTATAATTGATTCTATTTCTTGTTCTCTTGTTTGTGATTTTTTAAAAGGATTGCTTGATCTTACTGACACCGGGTTTTCTGTCGGTACATTTGCCAAAGCCTCAACGATTGCAAAAGTTTCTTTTACAATAGCTCTTAAGTCAATGTTGTTTTTTGCTAAAATTTCGTTTGATGTAGTAAACTGATCAAACAAAGTTTTTAAGCTGTCAACCTCTGCTTTTAATGCTTCAAAGTCTTCCTTGCTTACTGTTTCAACAGCTGCCATAGGTTGTTCAAGTGGCATTTCTTCTTCAGGTGCTTCCTCTGTTTTAGTGGCAATTTCGGTAATAATACCACCTTCAACAGTTATTTTTGTACCATCCTCAAGTTCATGCTCGCCATCAGGTGCAGGAAGTTCAGTGCCTGCTTCATCAATAAC